GCAAAGCACTAATCAACATACCCCAACTTCACAGCAAGTATTTGAATATACTTTCAAGGCATCGTTTGCTCTCAAAAGAAGCCGAGTTCAAATACAATAAAATGAAGAAGTTGAAATGGGAATACTACACTGGTAAGTTAGACAAAAACCAACTTGAGAAACATGGATGGGAGCCATTTCCATTTGTACTTAAATCCGAACTCACTACATACTTAGAGAGTGATGACGATATCAACAAACACATTGCTCAGAAAATAGTACATGATGAAATTGTGGAAGTTTGTTCAAGCATACTAAAAGAATTACACAGCAGAACTTTCCAGTTGAGGGATTTTATCCAATGGGAACGGTTCATTCAAGGTGTATAAATGGCTGATTTAATTCTACATAAAAAAGATGAAGCGTATATTCAGTTTGAGTGTGACCGAAATGTTGCACAAGAACTGAGTGATTTCTTTTGCTTTTTCGTTCCAGGTTTTCAATTTACACCTGCATACAAATCAAGAATGTGGGATGGTCGCATACGTTTAGCTGACCTAAGAAACTTCACCATCTATCATGGTCTTGTTCCTTACATTGAAACATTTTGTAAAGAACGAAATTACACATTAGAAATTGACTCTGATGTTAATTCTACAGAAAACTATTCTGTTGTTGAGGCAGAACAATTCATCTCAACATTAAATATACCACTTGAAGTAAGAGACTATCAGTTAAAGTCATTTGTACATGCGGTTCGTAACAAACGAATTCTTCTACTGTCTCCTACTGCGTCTGGTAAGTCTTTAATCATTTATTTGATACTAAGACACTTACAACTAGAAAACAAAAAAGGCCTGTTGATTGTGCCCACTACATCTTTAGTTGAACAGATGTATAAAGATTTTGCAGACTATGGTTATGATTCAGACCAATACTGCCATCGCCAATATTCTGGTAAAGAGAAACACACAAACAAGTTTCTAACTATTACCACATGGCAATCAATCTACAAAAATGAAAAAGAATATTTTGAACAATTTGATTTTGTTTTTGGTGACGAAGCACATCAATTCAAGGCCAAATCGTTGACAACTATTCTTTCAGGTTGTTCTAATGCCAAGTATCGCATTGGTACAACAGGAACTTTGGATGGGACAAACACCCATAAATTAGTATTAGAAGGTTTGTTTGGGCCTGTATATAAGGCAACATCTACTGCTGAGTTAATGGAAAAAGGACAACTGGCTGCATTTAAGATTAAATGTTTGATTCTAAAATATGATGAATCAATTTGCAAAGAAGCAAGAGGATGGGACTATCAATCCGAAATTGACTACATAGTTAAAAGCAAACCAAGAAATGAATTCATTAAAAATTTGGTTCTATCTCTCAAAGGTAATACACTTGTGTTGTTTCAATTCGTAGAAAAACACGGCAAGAACTTACATGCACTTATCAAAGAACATTCAAAAAATAGGCACGTATTCTTTGTCTTTGGTGGCACTGATGTTGAGATTAGGGAATCAGTTCGTGCAATTACTGAAAAGGAAAAAGATGCAATTATTGTTGCTTCTTATGGTACTTTTAGCACTGGTGTTAACATTCGTAATTTACATAATATTGTTTTTGCTTCTCCTTCAAAGTCTCGTATAAGAAATCTACAATCTATAGGAAGAGGATTACGATTGGGAGATAACAAAGAAGAAGCTACTCTATTTGATATTGCAGATGATTTTAGAGTAGGCAAATATACCAATTACAGCTTGCATCATTTTGTTGAGCGAGTGAAAATTTATGATGATGAAAAATTTAAATACAAGTTCTATAACATTAACCTTAAAAATGACTGATATAATTCAAGGTGTTAAAATAGTTCGTTTACAAAGCGGAGAAGATATTATTGCAAGCTTAACACATGATAATGAATCTGAAATGATTATGCTTGATAATCCAATGCATCTTATTTTTAAAAGAACATCTCAAGGTACAATGATGGTTATGTTACCTTGGTTGCCAATTGAGTTGATTAAAGATAATATTGCAACCATTTATTCTTCCGATGTATTGACAATTGTAGATCCAAAAGATGCTCTTGTTGAATATTACGGTAATATGATTAATACGGAACAATTGAAACAGATGCGTGACAACACCATGGTAGATAACCTTAAAGAAGCTATGTACGATAGTGAAGAAGAAGAAGACTTTGAAGAAGAAGAGAATGAAGAAACTCTCACTAAAGAGGAAGCGATGAAAGTAATTCATCTTAGGAAATCTAACAGGTTACATTAATTATTAATTTGAAAGCGGACACCGTCAGTATACAACATGTCAGGACTTTTGTCAATACAAAAAGAAGGTAAATATGAGTGAGAAGAAACCAAAACATTATGTGAATAATACCGATTTTTTGAATGCCTTAGTAGAGTATAAAAAAAATTGTGTTATAGCCAAAGACAATGGCAAAGAAGACCCACAAATTCCAAATTATATCGGAGAGTGTTTTCTAAAAATTGCAGAGAATTTGTCTCGAAAGCCAAATTTCTTTTCATACTCTTTCAGAGATGAAATGATATCGGATGGTATTGAAAATTGCCTAATGTACTTTCGCAATTTTGATCCTGATAAATCAAAGAATCCATTTGCGTACTTTACTCAAATCATTTATTTTGCCTTTTTACGCCGTATTACAAAAGAGAAAAAACAACTCTATGTCAAATACAAGGCAACAGAACAGTTTGGTATACTTGATGAGTTTGAAATGTATGAAGATTCAGACGGCAACATGAAACAGTTTCAGCTATACGATAACATTTCTGAGTTTATTCATACCTTTGAAGAGAACAAGAAAAAGAAAAAAGAAGGCAAGACAAAAGGCCTAGAAAAGTTTATTGAAGAATTGCCTACAAAACCATTGACAAACTAATAAATTTATAGTATACTCAGATAATGAAAATTTGCATTTTAGGTGATACACATCACGGTATGCGTGGGGATTCTTTAGAGTTTCACCGCTATAATAAAAAATTCTATGATAACATATTCTTTCCGTATCTAATCGAAAATAAGATTGATACGGTTTTTCAACTTGGTGATTTGTTTGACCGCAGAAAGTTTATCAACTTTAACTCATTGTACTTGTGTCGCAAATATTTCTTTGACAAACTCCGTGACAATAATATTTCACTTCATACATTACTTGGTAACCATGACGTTGCCTTTAAGAATACACTTGAAGTAAATTCTACATCCTTATTGTTGCAAGATTATGAAAACATAAGAATATATGATGGGTTTGATTCAGTAATGTTTGATGGTGTAGAGATTGATATTGTGCCTTGGCTTTGTTCAGGTAATCAAGACGAAATCTTTACACAAATAAAAAATAGTAAAAATCAAATTTGTTTTGGTCATTTTGAGATTGATGGGTTTGAAATGGACCGAGGTAATGTTTGCCACGGTGGTATTGACAAACAACCTTTAAACAAGTATGATATAGTATTGACTGGACATTTTCATCATAAATCAAATGATGGACATATCTACTATGTTGGCACACCAGGCGAGATGACTTGGGCTGATTATAATGATGCAAGAGGCTTTCATATCTTTGACACGAACACCCGTGAGCTTGAATTTATACAGAATCCATATCGTATGTTTCACAAATTATCCTATGATGATGGTGAACAAGATTTTGTGTACTGGAAGTCATACGATTTCACTCCGTTGAAAGACAGTTATGTGAAGGTGATTGTTGTAAATAAACAGAATCCATACCTTTTTGATACTGTGATTGACAACCTTTATAAGGCAGGTGTGTCAGATATTTCTATCGTTGAAGATTTTACTGATACCATTATTGAGAACGATCAAGAATTGATTGATCAAGCTGAGGATACAATGACAATTTTGTCCCGTTATATTGATAATTTGACTTTGAATGTTGAGAGTGAAAAACTAAAAACTCTAATGAGAGAACTCTACATTGAGGCATTGAATACAGAAACAACTGAATGATAAATTTTCGTTATGTCCGTTGGCGCAATCTGTTAAGTACCGGCAATTACTTCACAGAAATTAAGCTAAACAATAACACTAACACACTTGTCGTTGGTGAGAATGGTTCTGGCAAATCAACTATGCTTGATGCATTGTGTTTTGGTTTGTTCGGCAAAGCCTTTCGCAATGTTAACAAACCTAATCTATTGAATTCAATCAATGGTAAAGATTGTGTCGTTGAGGTTGAGTTTGATAACAATAACAAATCATACAAAATTATTCGTGGTATCAAACCAAATCTTTTTGAAATCTATTGTGATGGTGAATTATTAAATCAAGATGCAGCTGTAAGAGACTATCAAGAATACCTTGAGAAGTTTATTCTTAAACTGAATTACAAATCATTTACACAAATTGTAATTCTTGGTTCGGCATCATTTGTTCCTTTCATGCAACTTTCGGCTTCAGACCGAAGAGCCATTATTGAAGACTTATTAGACATTCAAATCTTTTCTACCATGAATAGTTTGTTAAAGAATAGGCTCACTAATAATAAAGATGTGATGATTCAAAAGAAAAATGAAATTGAATTGACACAACAACGACATGATATACAAGATAAACATATCAAAGAATTGAAACAAAACAATGAAGATAAGGTGACAGAATATGTTAGTGAGATACAACTCAATAAGAATACCATACAAACCCTACATGATGAGATTACTAACCTCTCCCTACAAGTCAACACACATCAAGGAATGGTGGCAGAAAAAACTTTGGTTGAGGATAAGGTCAAGAAGATTACAAAGCTTGAATCACAGATTGAAAGTAATCTATCCAAATTTCGAAAAGATATCAGTTTTTTTGAACACAATGATAATTGTCCAACGTGTAGGCAGACCATTGCCTTGGAGTTTAAAGAGACAGAGTTACAAACCTTGCAGACCAAATCCACGGAATGTGAACATGGATTAACACAATTAGAAATAAAGTTATTGGCCGAACAAACAAAATTGGCTGAAATAACTGCAATACAAAAAACAATTCAATCTTTACAAATTGAAATTGCAACCAAAAACACTTCTATCATAGAAACAAATAAGTACATCATCAAAGTAGAAAAATTAATAGAAGAATTGAAGACAAGCAAGGCATCAACAGAACAAGAAGAACAAGAACTTGAACTTCTTAAAAGTACACTTTCCTCATTAAAGAGTAGTTTGAAAAGTCTAATTGATGAGAAGTCATACTATGAAGTTGCTTCTGGTTTATTAAAAGATACAGGTATCAAGACCAAGATTATCAAACAATATTTACCAATCATTAACAAATTGGTAAACAAGTATTTAGCTTCATTAGATTTCTTTGTGAACTTTAACCTTGACGAATCGTTTAAGGAAACAATCAAATCAAGGCACCGTGATGATTTCACCTATAATAACTTTAGTGAAGGTGAAAAATCTAAGATAAATTTAGCTCTTTTATTTACTTGGAGAGCTGTAGCTAAATTGAAAAATTCATCTAATACAAATCTGTTAATATTAGATGAAATTATTGATAGTGCTTTGGATCATAATGCAATTGATAACTTTTTAAGTTTAATTAATAATATGGATGATAACACAAGTGTGTTTGTGATATCACCTAAAGGTGACATTTATAATGATAAATTTGCCAATGTGATTCGTTTTGAGAAAGTAAATAATTTTAGTAGGATAATGAAATGAGTGATATATTAAAAATTGATACATCAGTTGCTGCAGGAATAAAAGCACCTGAAGAAAAAATAGAATCATTACAGGTATTCAATGACAAGTTTCCAATGTTGTCAGAAGTTATGCCTGAATTTATTGGTGTTCTTCCAAATACAAAAATGACCAAATTGGTAAAAAGATTAAAACTAACAATGAAACTTTATAGTGGATTAGGACTATCTGCAAATCAATGTGGGGTAAAAGAACGTGTGTTTGTTATTGGCACAGATCAATTTCAAATGGCTTGTATAAATCCAAAAATAATTAATGTGTCAACAGACCATGTGAAAGGCAATGAAGGTTGTCTTTCTTCTCCTGCTTTATTTTTGAATATTCCTAGACCAACATGGATTGAAGTTGAATATACAAATGAAAATGGCAAATTAACACAGGCAACATTAGACGGACTTACTGCAAGATGTTATGCTCATGAATTAGAACACTTGAATGGTGTAAAATTCACTTCACATGCAGGTCCTGTTGCCATGTTACAAGCCAAAAGAAAACAAGAAAAGTTGATTAAAAAGATTGTGCGGAGAAAAGAATGAAAATAACTATTGCGAGATTGCGTACTGGTTATAATTATAAAGAACCATTACATCAGATTATGGATTCTTTCTATTATCTCTTTAAGAAATATATGGAAAGAAATCCACAACACACATATGGTGTTTGTAATTTTGGATGGAATGCCGCAAATCGTAAAAAGTTAGATGACATTGTTGATGCCGATGTAATTCTTATTCCTAGTGAGAATGAATTTTTTCAGCACATTAAAGGGTATGTTGACCCAAGGCATAAAGAAAGGTCTGACCAATTCATCAATGAAATCGGTAAACACCTAGCCAATAAACATGTGGCAATCATTCGTAGTGACCGTGCCGATACAGAAGAACTTTACCGCACAAGAACATTTAATTCGCATACAATAGGAAAGTTCTCAACATTTGATGAGACAGATATATCAGGTGGTCTTCATGGAATGAAGTATCATTTTATCACAAGAGCATTACCTGTAAAGTTGTATAATGAACAATCTTATGATTTTATCTATTGGGGTTGTGATAAGAGAAAGTTGATTGATAATCAGGAAAGTGGAGATGAAAGGCATTTAATTTTTAAACAGATTAAGAAAGATGCCAAACTCAAAACATATTTCATTGGCAAGTACAATGCAATTAAACCTGACATGAAGATTGATACAATGTATAATCTACTTCCAATTTTGATGGAAGGTAAAACTACATTGTGTTTTAATTGGCTTGACAACAAGGCAGTTACAAGTAGATACCATGAAGCACTTGCATGTGGAATCTTTCCATTTGTATGGAAGAAATATGATGAAGATAACACATTGGTTGCAGATGAATGGCAAAGAGTAAATTCTTTAGAAGAACTATACAGTAAGATACCTGAAGTTGATAAGAAGTTTAATGATATCAAACAGTATTACCTAGATAATACTATCAAAAGTGAAGAATGGTATTATGAACAATTTGAAAAACGAATGAATGAAATTTTATAATGGCAAAACATATTGATGATGTAGAGACACAATGGGCAAAGTGGTTAGAATCTAATCCACCTGAATCTATTGAAGATGTTAACGAAGAAGAACTCCGTGAACGAACTATCCGTGAATTGACCTATGTCTCTCATATGGATGTTAAGGAGTATACTCTATATCAGAAATGGTGTGAGATTAAAGAAAAGTATCCTACAGTTAAAGTTGTTGACTTGTGGGAAGGTGATAAAGAAGTTCTTGCCGATGAAGGACAACGCCGTGCAATTCAGGAAATTAAAGCCAACTTTTGGAATCCAACTGACCCTGATGAATATCTCGCACTTGAACCAGAACTAATTTGCACAAACAAAGGTAAAGACTTACCAGAATTGTGGAATAGTATT